AGAATTTGACGAACTGCGGCAGCAGAACGAACATCCATTTTAATTGTTACTTGTTTTTCTTTAGTCATAGTACCTCCAATTTTTTCTTTACAGATTCTTCTGTTGCCTTTACACGATACTTAACTTCATCTCTTCGGGAAAGTTCTGTAAGTATTTCAGCAGTAATATTCCAAAGTTCAGAAGAATGCCTATGGTTATAAGGCCAAGAAGTTTCAGTCATCGGTCGTCAGAAGCACGATTTTCAGAGAAGTAAACATCAAAAGCACCTTCAGGATAACGCTTGAGAAGTTTTTGCACGTTACGAGCAACTACATCATCAAGACTTACATTGAGTGCAAGACAAGCCTGAGCAACATACCACATAATATCTCCAAGTTCAATAATCAGGTGTTCTCGGTTGTCTTCATTATATGGTTTACCTTGAAAGACCATCTTTTTGACAATTTCCATAAATTCACCACCTTCGGCATTAATACCAACAGCAGCAGTAAGGAGTCGTTCAATATTAGCACCCTTCTCATCAAGTTCAACCAATCGGTCAGAGAGTGCAAGAAAATCTTTGGATGCATCAGAAGTTACAGCATCCACAAACTCAGCATACTTATTAAAATTAACGTGTTTAGCAGTTTCCATTAAAATTTAAATCCTTCAAACGACTTTTTAGATTTTTTATTTTCATTATTATCATACTCTTCATCTTGTCCAGAGTCAAGTATATCTTTTTGAGCACTTTGTTCAACATCATAAAGACGCATTTTTGCTCTATCAATCCCAACAACAAATCTTTTATTCATTGTTGGATCATTATATCGGTTCTTCAATTGCTTCACCATAATCTGCCCAAGTTGTTCTAACTCTTCTGTGCTAATAAGGGCAAACATAAGATCAGCAGTAGCAGGAAGACCAAAGGACTCACTAGTATCAGTAAGGTCAGGGTCAGAGCTAGAAAAACCACTACGAGTAGTCTGGGTGGCTGAAACGATAGGAACATTTGATTCAACCGCAAGACCACGAAGTTCTTCTGCAATTGCTTTAACATAAGAGTAAGAGTTAACTGAAAAATTACTCTTATATCTTGAGGAACCACAAATATTAAGGTAGTCAATGAAAATAATATCAGGTTTAAATGATTTCTTAAGAGATAGTTCATTTAAAAGTGCCCTAAAATGACCTGCGTGTGCTGAAGCAGTTGGATACTCTTTAATAATCAAAGTTCCTTGTGTCTTCTTTGCAATATTATTTACTTTGGTATCAAACATCATTTTTGGTAATGTTTCAATATCTTTAATATTTACATTCAAGAGATTTGCGTCAATTCGTTCAGCAATTTTCTCTTCTGCCATTTCAAGCGTAATGTACAGAACGTTCCGTCCTTGGAGCAAGACGGAGCTAGCCATATGGCACATGAATAAAGATTTCCCGACACCTGTACCAGCAAGTGCGATATTAAGAGTTTTGTTAGGGAGACCCCCTTTGGTAATTTTGTTAAAATACTCCAAATCAAATGGGATTTTATCTTCCTTTCGGTGATAAGATTCATATCTTTCTAAGTAATCCTTTAAGTAATCGTGTCCAATGTGACTATCAAATCCTACAGCAAGTGCTTCTTGTAAAATTGCTGGAATAGAATCTCTTGATTTCTTTTCATCTTGTCCGTCAGCAATCTTAATAGATTCCATCAGTGCAAGATAAATTGCTCTGTCCCTACACCATTTTTCAGTAGTATCTATCAGCCATTGATTATCTGCTGGAGCATCATCAAGTTTAGAAATATAATCACAAATAACTTTGTAAGTATCCTCTGTAATATCAGTCCTTTTTTCTGTTTCAATCAAAAGAACTTCTTTAGTTGCAAGTTGCTCATATGCAACAATAAATTTACAAATCTCCTCAAAAACTACTTTCTCGTGAAGATTCTCAAAATATTCATTTTTTATAAAAGGCAACACCTTTCTACAATAATCATTATTAAATAAGAGATTTCTAAGAATCGTAGTTTCAACTTTTTCCATTTCTCCTCTAACTATGGATTTTTTTTGTGATGAGGTGCATCAAATACAAAAGTAATTCTAACCTCATCACCAATATTTTCAGCACTATGGGGAAGTTTATTATTGAACCAAAAAAAAGTTCCAGGTTTTACAATCATAGTTTCATCTCCTACACTATACCTGTATTTTCCCTGAATGGAAAGGTGGTATCTATCTTTTGTAAGATAATAAGTTCCTTCATCAATATGTGTTCCAACAATTTCACCAACTGGTAAAGCAAGAAAAGCACATCTACGTATTTTCTTAAAATATGTCTTTAAAAATTTAAGAATCTCTGTGTGCTTTTCATATGCTGGTGTTTGTATACAAATCTCGGTATCTCCAACGTATTGTCCTTCTTTTTCAATTCCACCCATTATTAGTTGAAGAACATCAACTGTAACAGCATATTTTGTTGGGTCAAGTTGTTCTATTTTTTTATCTTTAATATTCTTTTGAGAACCCCAATCTTCTGGATATTGTTTTAATTGATCTAAAATTTTAGATACATCAATTCCAGTTTTTATGACTCTAATATTATTCATCACCCATAAGTGAATTCATTCTTAGCTGCTTCATCAATTGCTTGCATAATTTGTGGAGTAAAATATTTTTCTGGATTTTCGTTTATAGTTTTTCCAAATTGAGTTGTCCCATCACCGATGTCATATCTTGTTCCCACTTTTTTAAATATTTCATATTTTTCAGCAAGGTCAAGAAGACCATAATACTTGTCCAATCCTCTTTCATCATAATAAAGACGGATTTCTACCGTTTTATTTTCTTTACTTAGTCTTGACTTGTGTGTAGTTGCTTTAATAATATTACCCACGACTTCTGTGCCGTCTTTTTCTTTTTTCTTAGACAAATAGATAATTGTGGATGCAGCATATTTAAGACCCGAACCACCACTCATCTCTTTCATAGGAACATAAGACCCCACAACATCATAAGTGTGATTAGTAACAATCATAGGAATTTTTGCTTGTCCCAACTTAAGAGTTAGCATTCTGAATGCACCCTTTACTAATTGAGATTTTGTCATATCACGAACTTGTTTATCATCTAAAGCATCTTGAATTTCTTTTTCTGTTGATAGCATCCCTAAAGAATCAAGAACAAACATACAGGGTTTTCGTTCTGCTTCTTTTTTCTTTAGGTACAAATCAACTGCCTTAAGTGCCTTTGAACGAAACTCTTCTATGGTCACAACATTAACTACAACAATTCTATTAATATCAAGACCACGACTTTGAAGTAAAGATTTTGTTACAGCAGCTTCAGTATCAAAATAGAGACAATACCCATCGGGGTTGTTATCCAAAAAATTCTTAACCACAGCGAGAGAAAAGAAAGTCTTTCCAGTAGAAGACTCTCCAGCAATAGTAGTAATCTTATTGCCAGATACACCACCAAATATACTACCTGAAACCAGTGCATTAAAAATATACGAACCTGTGTCAACATAAGTCTCGGTCTCATCAATATCAGCAGCGAGTTGTGTATATTCCCCACCAATTTCTTTTACAATATCTTTAAGAAAATCCATTCTTTTTCTCCTTGTTTAAATTGTTAATTTTATATGACCAAAGTTTAGAGTAAAGAGAATATTGTTTATCCTTTAAAGACATAATAATTGTTTCTAACTCTTTCTCGGTAATAGGTAATTCCATTAGGCAAAAAATGATTCTAAACTTATAGTTTTTTCAACTTTCCAACCAATAGCATCAAGAATAACCCTCATTGGTTCTAAAAATGCTTTATTGAATTGTAATTCATAATCAATGTATTTGTCCAGTGCCAATTCTTTTGGAAATTCTTGAATATATGATATGACATTTTCACGAATTGGATTTGGAAGTTTAAGATAACAAAATTTTATCTTTTCACCATTTTGAATAGTTGCATATTTTTTATCAAGATTTTTTTCTTTGATTATATGATTATAAAGAAGAGCACCTCTAACATGAATTGGGGTTCCTTTTCCATAAATTGTAGATTGTGCTTTATGTTTTACAACATCAGATACTGTTCTTGGAAATGAGATTTCTTCTACAGAAAAGTTAGTAAACTCTCTACGAGACTGTTCGATGTAATCAATCATATCATCTTCGGTCTTAGTCATAATGAGTTTAAGGGCATCCTTAATCATCTGACGGCAAGGAGCTGGAGTAGAAGACTTGACTGCTTCCAGTCCCATAATCTTTAGTTTTGGTTGTTCATATCGAACACCTTCACTGTCCCAAACATTAAGGATGTATCGTTTCTTGGCAGTCCAGATTCCACGGTCAGCAATGTTCTCCCGTTTCATCTGCATCTTTTGTTCATACGCATT